GTAACGTTTTTTCCGTTTCACGAGTGGTGCCATCCATGTTTCTACCAGAAGCTCAGAAAGCCGCTTTCGGGGGGCTTTATGATCTCAACGCCGTGCATCATCGCCGCCATAATCATTCGACGCTGTAGGTGTTTTGGACCCCGCAAAACGTGCATTTGTAAATCATCGTTATGGACTAAACTTAGCGCATTCGATTTAAGCATGTCATAACTAATGTCATAATCAAAACTGCCAACGTATATTGGGTGCTCTCTGCCGCTACGCTGCAGCCGTCGCCGTTGCACAGTTGACACATCATCCGAATTTGACGCTATGTCGAAGAATTCCCTATATGCGGATGAGAAGGACGGCCCCGCCACTTCTATACCTCCCCCACGCAAAACGTGGCTCTCCGGATGTATATCGACAAAATGAACAAAGTCCAACGCTAAATCAAATCCAATGAARAACCCTAATCCTGCATGATGTGGTGATAACGCCTTTACTATCATTATGTCATCGCTATCGTACGGTGCTGAATACACATGGATTTTCGGCTTCTGGGTCATTGGTATGTATGTCGTTCTCGCTAGCTTCGGATGCCACGCCTCTCCATTCTCACTGACTGCTTGTTTAAACTTCGGTAACACTTCACTCCTGATGTGTTCGACCTCCCGACGTTCCTCCTCTAAAATGTTTTTCTTTTCTATCAGCGATCTGACCATTTGTCGTTCATCAATCTGTTTTCCTCTATTTTGTATTATAGTCGATATTGTAGAAGGCAATACGGGTTTATGGCCGATATGAGTCAAATCGACCCCCATTATTTTGTTAATCACTTCTTTAACTTTCAACCCCCCCTCTATGGCGCGTGCACTCGCCGCAGCCGTCGCTAACCCCGCTCCAACGATGGGAACCTCCTCTGACGCGTGCTCCAATACCTCTGCCGCCATATCTAATCCTTCCTGTATCGCCTCCTCGTGCATCGCTTCCTGTTCCACCTCCAAAGCATGTTTTATCTGATGAATATTATCCATATAGTTATCAACCATTTCACGTTCGTCTTCATTACGATCCACTCTCTCTTTATTGATTGCATCTGTTAGCTGTGAAATATCCATTGTGCGCTTCTCATTTAACCTTATTAACCCTTCCAGCGCGGTCTCAACCGTTTTAATCTCATCACCTTGCACAACTTCACCCTTCTTAACTATATCACGCAGCTTCATGACATCTTCCCCAACGATTCTGCTGATTGCCTCATTATGTTTCTCGAACACTCTATCCTCCTCCTCTTCCGCCTTCAGCTTTATAATTGCATTTCTCATGGCTACTTCTCCAGGACTGGTAGGGTCCGGAGGCGCATCTAGCCTTCCCGCCACACTTAACAGCATCGCCTGTTTAATATTACTTCCGTAGCTCCCTCCCTCAATTGCACTCTGAATGGTCCCTTGTACTAGTCCCTCCATCGCCGCTTGTCCAATCTCTGAATTCGCTGCCTTAATTGCCATTTCTCCCAGTGCACTATACATCTTTTTCGCACCCTGCGATGTAACAGCTTTCTTTATCGCGCCCCCCGCGCGTGATAGCATCTTAGTGAAACGCCCCATGATCACGGAAAAATAAAC